CGTCTGTTTCGGTGAACTATCCGAAGATTGCGGTGAATGCGACGAAGCCGGATGATGCGCCGAAGGCGATCATCACGGAAGCGGTTATCAACTATTGGTGGCGGCATTACAAGGTGAAGCCCGAGTTCCGTCGTGCCGTAAAAGACTTTTTGGTGACGGGTCATGGCTGGTTGAAATGTGGTTACCGGTATGTGGAAGAGCAGCGGGTTGCTGAGGCCGATGAGTATTCGGATGATCAAGAGGGTGGCGAGTCTACGTCGATCACTGTGATCACGGAGGACCGCCCGTTTGTTGAACGGGTGTCCCCGTACGATGTGTTTGTTGATCCTGATGCTACGTCGATGCGTGATTTGAAATGGATCGCACAACGTATTCGTCGTCCGTTGGCTGAGGTGCGTGCCGATAAGCGTTATGCGAAGAAGGTGCGTGAGGAGGTTGCTCCGACTGCTGGTTCACGGTTTGTGGATGAGCCGGGTAAGCGGCGCATCCACGACGACAACCATTCGTATTGTGAGATTTGGGAGTTTTATGATCTTCGGTCGAAGACGATGTCAGTGTTTGCTGACAGCGGCGACCAGTTCTTGATCCCTCCGAAGAAGATGCCGTATGCGTTTGGTCATCCGTTTGTGATGATCCGTAACTATGACGTTCCGGATCATTTCTATCCGTTGGGTGATTTGGAAGCGATTGAGCCGTTGCAGCGCGAGTTGAATGAAACTCGTACGCAGATGATGAACCATCGTAAGCGGTTCTCCCGTAAGTATTTGTTCAAGGAGTCGGCGTTTGATTCTGATGGGCGTGGCGCGTTGGAGTCGGATTACGACAATGTGCTTGTGCCTGTGATGTCCGATGAACCGTTGACGAATGTTGTTGCTCCGTTTCCGGCGGTGATTACTCCGCCGGAGTTCTATAACCAGTCTGAGTTGATTCAGGGGGATGTGGAGCAGATCACGGGTGTGTCGGAGTATCAGCGTGGTGCGTTGCCGGAGATTCGTCGCACAGCGACGGAGGCTGCGATTATGCAGGATGCTGCGAATGCGCGTGCTGCTGACAAGTTGGCGACGATTGAGGGTGCGATCCAAGAGGTTGCGTCTCGGATGGTTGCTTTGGCGCAGCAGTACATGACTGGTGAGCAGGTTGCCCGGTTGACTGGTTCTGATGGTGTGCCGATGTGGATCACGTTTGATCGTGATTACATCAGCGGCGAGTTTGATTTTGAGGTGGAGGCTGGTTCGACTGCGCCGAACAATGAGTCGTTCCGCCGTCAGATGGCGTTGCAGATGGTGGATGCGATGGCTCCGTTTGCTTCGGCTGGTGTGGTGAACGTGGAGCGGCTTGCCGCTCACGTGTTGCAGTTCGGGTTCGGTATCAAGAATCCGGCCGAGTTTCTTGCACCTCCCGCACCTCAGGGTGCGGCTCCGGCTGGTCCGGCGGGTCTTCCCGGCCCGTTGCCGCCGGGGGTGTCGGAGCCGCCCCCGGCTGGTCCGGCGGGTGTGGCGGCTCCGCCTGCCGCTAACCCGATGGAGTTGTCGGGTGTTGATCCCGCAGTTCTTGCTGCTTTGTCGTCCCGTATGGGCGTTGCCCTTCCGAACAGTTAGGAGATAACCATGCCAATGGTTGGTGGAAAGAAGTATCCGTACACGAAGGCTGGTAAGGCTGCAGCGAAGAAGGCTGCTGCCAAGAAGGTTCCGGCGAAGAAGGCTGCGGCTAAGAGGTCGCAGGCTCGTCGGAACAACATGGATTACTGATGCCGGGTAAACCGAAGTCCCGTGTGAATGAGGCGGGGAATTACACGAAGCCTGCTATGCGTAAGCGGTTGTTCAATGAGATCAAGGCTGGGTCTAAGGGTGGTAAGCCGGGTGAGTGGTCTGCTCGTAAGGCTCAGATGTTGGCGAAGCAGTACAAGGATAGGGGTGGCGGTTACAAGTGAGCCCTAAGAAAAAGCCTCAGAAATCTTTGGATAAGTGGACCAAGGAGAAGTGGACCACTAGCGACGGCAAGAAGGCGCAGCGTGCTGGTGGTACTACACGGTATTTGCCTGAGGCTGCGTGGAAGAAGTTGTCGGCCGCCGAGAAGGCGGCGACGAACCGTAAGAAGCAGGCTGGTTCTCGTTCAGGTAAGCAGTTTGTGTCGAACACTCCGGCTGCGAAGAAGGCTGGTGGTCAGGTGAGAAAGAGGAAGTGAGATGGCTGAGAAAGACCCGAAGTTGAAGGCTGCTGGTGTTTCGGACTACAACAAGCCGAAGCGGACACCGAATCACCCGACGAAGTCATGGATTGTTGTTGCACGTAACGGCGACGGCAAAACGAAGACGATCAGGTTCGGTCAGCAGGGTGTGACGACTGAGGGTTCTAGCCCGAAGTCGGAGCGTGGTAAGGCTCGCCGTAAGTCGTTCCATGCACGTCATAAGTGTTCGACTGCTACCGACATTCTGTCGGCGCGTTACTGGGCGTGCAAGCACCTCTGGTGAAAAGGTTTTTCCAAGTTCTGTTGCTTGTGACGGCTTGGATTGTTGGCGTGTTATCTGCGATTACGTGGGGCACCGCAGAGGTGTTTATCCGGTTCCGTAACGGACGCAGGTAACGATCTTTCTCTATTATTAGGAGCAACCGAAAGGACTCTAAGTGAGTGAAATAGCAGATGCCCCCGTGGTAGACCCCGCCCCCGTAGAAGCGGCAGGTGGACAAGTCGAAGATGTGGGCGGAAACGTCGAAGTACAGGCGGATGCACCAACCCTAAATGTTGACGAGTTTGCCGACCATCATGTGGTCGTCAAAGTTGACGGTGAGGACGTGCGGGTTCCGTTGTCTGAGGCGGTGGCCGGTTACAGCCGTCAAGCGGACTATACCCGTAAGACGCAGGAATTGGCGCAGCAAAAACAGAGCCTCCAGTGGGCAAGTGCTGTGGCACAGGCTTTGGAGAACGATCCTGCAAGGACAATTGATCTTCTTCAAACCCATTATGGTTTGACGAAGGCTCAGGCCCAGCAGGTTGCCGATCAGGCAACCGAGGATGCTGGGGATGCCGAGTGGGACGATCCAGTTGCCGCACGTGTCAAGGAACTTGATAGCCGGATCGCACAGTTTGAACAGGAACGTGCGTACCAGCGTTTGGAGGCTGAGGTTTCTCGGCTGCAAACCACATACGGTGATGATTTCAACCCTCAGGAAGTGGTAGCCAAGGCGTTAGCCGAGGGTTCCGCGAATCTGGAGGCCGTGTACAAGCAGTTGGCTTTTGACCGGCTGATGTCTCGGGTTCAAGCGGCTGAACGTCTGGCGGGTGACCGTACTGCTCAGGAGCAGGCGGTGCTGGATGCGAAGCGTGAGGCCGGGATTGTGTCGGGCGGGGCTTCGGCTGCGGAGCAAGGCTTGGAAGATACGTCACCGATCCGTTCAGTTTCTGACGCTTGGGCTGCTGCGAAGCGGCAGTACGGCGTTACTTGATCCATTAGGAGTAAACCATGGCTGGAAACAGCAACTTTGACGAACTGTTGTCAACAACGATTGCGAACTACCGTGATCAGTTGACCGACAACGTGTTCAATGCACGTCCCCTTACCAACCATCTCATGGAGAACGGTCGCCTTCGCATGGTCGATGGCGGCACCAAGATTGTTGAGCCCCTCATCTACGGTGAGAACAGCACCGTTGGTGTGTACTCGGGCTACGACACGATTGCTCTGACCCCGCAAGAAGGCATTTCGGCGGCCGAGTTTGAGTGGAAGCAGTACGCTGCGTCCATCGCTATCTCGGGCATCGAAGAGGCCAAGAACAACGGTGAGGCTGCAATCATCAACCTTCTGGAAGCCAAGGTCATGCAGGCCGAGGAGTCCATGAAGGAAGGCTTCAACGCCATGTTCTTCGGTGATGGCACCGACACCCTTGGTGCTGGTGGCACCGACTCGGGCAAGACTTGGAACGGTCTGGGCAACCTGATTGATGCGACCGCTGTTGCGGGCGGCATCGATCCGGCCGGTTCAGGCAACGGGTTCTGGGCTTCGTACGAAGAGGGCACCGCTGGTGCGCTGACCACTGCGGACATGACCACCGCTTACAACACCTGCTC